GCGTTCATCATTCCTCCTGTGAATTTCGCTTCCATCATAGCACAATTTTATACCGCGCGCAACCATTCAGCGCATCGGCTTGCGCCGTGAAAGCATCATTCTGCGTCCATTTCGTGAAAAAATTTCATTTCCCCCTTGACAACCCATCCACACCGTGCTATACTATTTTGTGTTGCGGGGCATTAGCGCAGCTGGTAGCGCACAACACTGGCAGTGTTGGGGTCAGCGGTTCGAATCCGCTATGCTCCACCATTTTTATCAGCGGTCGAACATTCGACCGCTGTTTTTTTATTGTCTGGAACAGGTCGAAGGTTTTCAATTTCGCTGCTTGCGCCGATAGCTTCAATATAGGACACTTGACGGCTATCACGGAGGTTGTAATAAATAATCAGCTTATCGTCGTACAGATACACGGTATTGATGAACACGTCGATGATACGACGGCGGAAAGCAGGGTTAAAGGAATCACCCGCGCAGAATTGGCGCAGCCACGCACGCACTTCTTCCTTCGTGTAGGTGATGGACGCGGCGACGCGCAGCTTGGAAAGGTCTATTTCCATGTCAGCCTTTTTCGCGTCAAGTTCTTCGCAGCGTTTCATAAAACGCTTGCGCATTGCGTCGGTTGTCGCCTGAATACACAAATCCATCGTCTTCTGAATTTCGCCTTCAGTCAAGGCGATCTTCTGTTCAAGGGCTTTAATGCCTGACTTGTCGAATTGCCGTTCATATTCGGCAACGATGGCTTCTGCGATATAGTCCGTTCTGTCAGGTGTCAGCACATAGTCAAGCGTTTGCTCGACGACGTACCATTCAAGAAAGTCTTTCCTTTCGTTTGCTTTCTTGCATTGGTGCTTTTTCTTTTTCAGGGAACAGGCGTAGTAATTATAAACGACGCCTTTGCGATTCTGCCCGCATTCAGCCGTTATTGGGCTTCCGCACAGACCGCAAAACAGCTTGCCTTGCAGCAGGTATTCCGTCTTTGACGTGGCTTCGCCGCCCCCTGTGCGCCGCTTGCGGGCGATGCGCTCCTGCACACGGTCGAACAGCGGTTTATCTACGACGGCAGGAAGCCCGCCCGGAATTTCAATGCCGTTATAAGTGTATTCGCCGATTGTCTTGCGGTTCTTCAGAATGGACAGAAGCCAGCTTAACGTGACGGGCATTCCGCGATTGCTGCGCAAACCGCGCTTTGCAAAATCGTCAACGATGGACTTTGAGCCTTCGCCGCTGTCATAGCGTGCAAAGGCTTCTTTGACGATAGCAGCACGTTCTTCATTGACAACCAGTTTCCGATCTGTTCCGACGCTGCACCACCACGGCACAGCACCGCCGACGAATTTGCCGTTCAAAGCACTTTCACGCATTCCGCGTTCAATCTTCTTTTTCAGGTCAAGGGAATAATATTCGGCTGACGCTTCAAGCAACGCTTCGAGTAAAACGCTTTCGTCGCCTTCACCGACGTTCTCCATTGCAGAAATGACCTTGACGCCGAATTGCTTCAGCTTGTGCTTGTATGTTGCGCTGTCATAACGATTTCGAGCAAAGCGGTCGAGTTTCCAAACGATGACACGTTCAAATTGATGCTTCGATGCGTCTTTTATCATGCGCTGAAAATCTGGGCGTTCGTCCGTCTTGCCGGAAATGGCGCGGTCGATGTATTCGCCGATCACAGTCAGGTCGTTGCGCTTCGCATAGTCATAGCAATCGCGCAGTTGCCCTTCAATCGACTGTTCGGTTTGGTTGTGGCTTGAATAGCGGGCATAGATGACAGCGTTCATTGACATAATCAATCACCCTTTTTTCGGGAAAATATAAACATCCGCAAAATCAATTCCTTCATCGTCTGAATTGATTCCTGCGATATAGACAGAAACATTTTCTTCGCCTTGCGCTTCGACAATCTTAGCAGCGGCAGCGGGCAAGTAGCCGATTTCCAAAGTAGAAGAAACGACGTACTTTTCTTTATCGAAGTCATATTCAACAGAGCATTCTTCGCCGCGTTCACACTGGGAAATATTATCCTGCATTTCGCCGCGTTTGTTACCCGTCAGTCTGTACGCTTTGGCATCAGGAAATCTGCGCAGCAGATATTTCAATTCATCCCTATAAAAGAACAAATCAAGCGCAGCTTCGTTCCGTTCGTCGTCAACATGTGTAATGATGGCAAAAATAGGTTCGCCGCGCCTGTTCCAGTCATAGACCATTTCAGACAATTTGTCATTGTTCAGGCTTCCGATTGCTTGACCGTTGACAAGAACAGCAACCGGGCTATATGAACTGTCGAATGTTGCGCGCTGCGCGAAAATGCTATCAAGGTTGACGCCGTGCATGAGCGAGATTCCAACGCCGTCATACTTGTACTTGCAATTCGCATTCCCGATTCGCCCCGGAACATTGACTGTTTCGCGCTTCTTCAGCGCAGGTTCCGCCGAACGCTGCGGCTTTGCCGCTTCTTTCTTCTTCAGGAAAGAAAAAATGCCCATGATTCAAAACCCCTTTCAAAATCGCATCTGATACGAATTTCATCGTGAACTGCTTCCATATATTACAGCTTGATATTCGCAAAAAATTGATACAGAATAAGACGTTCATGCGCATGGACTGTCAGCAGATAGGCGAACCGACAAGAAAGGGTGTCGTCCATGCGGAAGAAAGTCTATGTAGAAGTACCCGAACGACCTGACGTTGAAGCATTTGTTTTCATCGACCGACCGGGAATCATTTACATGAACCGTTCCTGCGAGAAAGAAGGCGTCGTGAAAATCATTCCCGAACGACCCCTGACCCCTGACAACGACCAACAAGGCAAGAACGCCTGACGCTGACAGCAGAAGCCCGTGCATTACGCACGGGCTTCTGTGTTATCGCCCGTTTCCGCCACTGGTTCGGAGAATACCGGGTTGTTGCGCAGCGCTTCGTTTTCTTGTTCCGCTGCGTTGCGGTTCGTTGCTTCAGCTACACGCCGCGCGAAGTTCATAACAACGTCGCGTTCATCTTGCGGCATTGAAATGAAGGTTTCCAGCAGGACGCGCGCCATATCGTCGAGCTTGTACTTTTCGCAAAGCTGCGAAATCAGCGAATCGGAGGATTCTTCAAACATGCTTCCTTCACCCGTTCGCAGCCAGCGTTCCGACACATTGAAAGCCTGACATATCTGCGAAATGTGAATGTCACGCAGTTCGCGCCGCCCTGTTTCAAATTGCGCATAAGTGGATTGCGCAACATTGATTCTTTCGCTGAACTCTTGCTGACTTAGGTTCAGCGCGTTTCGCAATTCCCGTAGACGTTCCTTCGTGTGTATCACTCCTTCCGAATATTATTATACCACCTTTTTAAGCGCATTGCAATTATTTTTGATAAAAAAGCATTGACATTTCAAGCGCATAGCGCTATACTATAAGTGCATTGAGATATAACGCATTAGAAAGAAGGTAACGCAATGAGCAAGCAAGAGATTCAGCAGGTCAAGCCCGAAGCCGACAAGTTGGCGGCGATCATTGCCAGCTTGACGACGACCGAACAGGCGTTGCTTTGTGGATTCGCGCAGGGCATCGCCCTTGCGTCTACGCTGGATAAGAAAAGCGCGTAAGCACGGAAAGGCGGCACATTATGGCAAGAGAACTAAAGCCAAACGAACGGCTTGTGCAAATCGGGCAGACGGCGCTGCGCGCGCCTGACGGCTCTTTCCTGCCTGCGCAACCGCTCTATATCATCGTCGAAGCAGCGCCAGACGAACCGAAAGACAAGCCGTTCAGCGCCGCCGAAGAACAAACCCTGACCGATGTTGCGGGCATCTTCGCACAGAAGTTTGCGCAGTACGTCAAAGGCGGCGGCTTGGCGACAGGCTGACCGCTTACCCCGGCTTCATGCCGGGCTTCTGCGGGGACTGGTGACGCCCTTTCCCGTTCGTTCGGATGTGGGCAGCGCGGTTCAATTCCGCGCCCCTGCGCTATTTCAAATATTTTTGAAAGGTGGTTTTCCTATGACAAGAGAGGAACTGTTGGAACGAATCGGCGACATTCGGGATGAACTCGAAGAACTTGCCGACGACGCTGAAAGCATCGACGCGGAGGGAAAGAACGCACAGCACGGCGTTTTCAAAATGTCCTTCGCGGACGTGAAGCGGATGCTTTCCGCAGGCATGGTTGACCTGTTTCACATCGGCGATCAGGTCGTAAATCAGCATGAGCTTTTCGGCGCGGTTGTCTGGGATGTTATCGGCATCAATGTCGACATGCCTGCCAGCGGCGCAGATGTGCCGACGCTGACCCTGCTGATGCACGATGTCATTGACGGCAGGTTCGTCTATGACAAGGAAAGCGAAGGCTTCCCGTATGGACACGCGCATTATCCTTCTTTGTCAATCCGCAACGTGTTGAACACGGATGTTCTGAACGGCTTTTCCGAAGCAGACCGTGCGGCAATGCTGGAAGTCGAAAAGACAACATACACAGTCGATTCAGAAGGCAGCAAGCCTGAAACCACGGCTGACAAGCTGTTCCTGCTGTCCTGTACGGAAGTCGGCTTCCCTGCTGGTGAATATGTGCGCTTTGAAGGCGCAGCATATTCGTTCTTCACGGATGACAAAAGCAGGAAAAAGCAGGACGCGACAGGCAGTCCCCGTTACTGGTGGTTGCGTTCGCCGTACCCCGGCTTCGCGGGCCCTGCGCGTTTCGTGGACACTACGGGCGCGCGGAACGGCAGTTACGCCTACAATGGTTACGGCGCGGCGGCGGCTTGTGTAATCGGATAATCCTTCAATCAGCGCCCGTCACAGGGCGCTGATACCTTCAAGAAAGGCGGTGTTTTTTATGTATGTTCTTGTGCTTGACCATGACAAATGGTGCAATGTGCGCGGCTATACGCGCGGCGCATGGATGGTTTACGGCTGCGCGACAAGCAAAAACTTCGGCACGGTTCGCGGACGGCGTCACACCTTCCGGCTCTTGAGTAAAAACGGAAAAATCCGCTATCGCGGTTACTGCGTCTTTCCCGATCATGCCGATTATGGTGCGCTGCTGCGCCCGTTGATTGACTTCGGCTGCAAACACGGCTGCTATCAGATTGCCTACAAAGTCGGCAAGCGCTATAACAAGATTCCTCTTGAACTTGCTTTCCGCTTTTCCCGCCTGTGCTGCGTATCAGCAAGTACGCGCGAATTTCTTGACTTCTACGACCTGCATGATTTGAGCGAAGCGGACGCAGGACAGCTTGAAAACTACATCGACTATGTCACGGAGGTCTGAAAATTGCCGAAGATGGAATACGAACCGCCTTTGAAGCCGAACACTTCAAACCCGAACAGAGACAAGACTGAACACGAAGAACGCAAATCAGACGGAACGGCGGCGTTCGGCTGTCTGATTATGATTTTCGGCGGGTGCGCCAGCATTGGCGGCTTGCTGTACTTCATTCAGGTCGTTGTCAACTTGATTAAAACAATGTAATTGCATGAGGTGGCACAAATGCAAAATGAAATCATGACCAGCGCGCAAAACGTCGCGCTATCCGGGCGCAGCGTGGATGAAATCACGGCTGACATTCGGGTGAACTATCGGAACGCGAAAGCGTCAATCGTCGCCATTGGGCGCGATCTTGCCGAAGTGAAGCAAATGCTGAACCACGGCGAATGGTTGCCCTATCTTCAAGGGCTGAACATTTCTGTTTCCAGCGCTGAAAACTATATGCGCTATGCAGCAGAAGTGCCGGGCAACGATCAGCTTGCCGCCCTGCCCTACTCGGCAGCAATCGCCTTGATTGCCCTGCCGGAAGACGAACGCGAACAATTCATGCAGGACAACGACATTGAAGATAAATCGGCGGCTGAAATCAAACGGCTTATTGCCGCGACAAAGCAGGAAGCGGAAAAACGCAAGAAAGCAGAAGAAGCGCTTTCGCAAGCGCAGCTTGATTTGCATCAAGCGCAAACTGTCCTGTCCGTTGCGGAACGCGGGCGCGATGCTTACAAAGAACAGCTTGACAAGGCGCAGGAAAAAATGGAGTACCTCGAAGCGCAACTTGACTGGGAGCAGAACAAGCCGCAAGAAACGGAAATCGTCGAAAAGGTGGTTGCGCCCGCTGGTTATGAACAAATGCAACACGACCTCGATTCCTTGCGCCAACGCTGCGAAGAAGCTGAAGAAGCTGCTGCTGAAGCTGAAAAACGGGCTGCTGCTGCGGTTGCTGATGCGCAACGGGCGCAGATTCAGCAGCTTGACGCCGCCGATCAGGATGAAGAAGCCGGGGACGGATTGAACGTCTTTGATTTCGTCACGGTCTGCAACGAGTTCAGCGGAAAGGTATGGGCCGTTCCGTTCATGGATTTTAGGGCGATTAACGAAGACGCACTGCGCAGCTATCGCCTTATGACAAACGGCGTCAAATGTTGGGCTGAACGGGTTCTTTCGGCAATCGACGCGGCAAAAGCGCCGATTCCAGCGGAAGGGGTGATTATCCTTGACGCAGACGCCGAATAACGAGATTGCGCCGCTTCAACAACTAACGCAGCTTCAAGCAGATAATCTTCAGCAAATGGGGCTTTTCATTCAGCAAATGGGCGCGGTCGTTACCGCGCTCGATCAGCGCATGAAGAAACTTGAAAAGTTGACCGAACAGCGCGTCACAATCAACAGTAAGCAGGCGAAAGCCCTTCAGAAGCGCGTTCAGGCGCGTTCTGCGGTGCTTTGCGAGAAACACGGGTTTTCATACGCCGAAGACGGAGAAGCGTTCAGGCGGGCAATATGGCGTGATCTGAAAGCGCAATACGCAATCGACGACATTCACGACCTGCCTGCTGCATATTTCGCGCTTGCTGGAACCTTCATTGATGGCTGGAGTTCATTTCAAACTGTGCGCAAGGTGCGCGCCCGGCGCGGCGGGTAATCCGCGCTTTTTATGGGCGGGATGGCTGACCATTTCTTCGGACTGTGCCACCCCGAAGAACGACGCTCGACACGTCGCCCGCCCACCACAAACCCGGAAAATGCACAAGAAAGGACGGTGCAAACATGCTTCATGCACGCGACGGCTGAAACGATAACCCTGATAGTTGGCGACGACGATCTTCAAGACCGCTATATTGCCGATCTGGTGAAAGTTGACCATTGTTTCAGGGACAAAGAAGCAAACCCTATTGTCAAGATACGCTTCATCCTTCGATACCCTATTCAGCACGCCATAATATGGCCTGACGTGCCGAAGGACAACGCGCCTGTCGGCGAAGGCGTAATATGCCGCATGAAGGCATACGGACGCGCTACGCCGCCGCAAATCAACCAATTCAGCAGCTATGCAGACAGCTTGACCGCTGCACAGAACGCCGTGCTGAAGCAAGCCAGAGAGCGGAGGGACAGCTCGACGGTCGAGATTATACAAAGGCACATGCGCGGCGAAATGCCACTGCGGGTGCTGCTGGAATATAAGGAGTGGGAATTGTAATGCCGTGCGTTAATTACGTCAAGGAGCATATCACGTTTATTGAGTATGCGTCAGATAATGGGCTTTCCAGCAATGAGCGGCTTTTATGGTACGCCTTGATCCACGAGATGAATCGGCGCGCCATAGGCACGAATTGGCCTGATGGCTATATCCGCATTGCCAATAAACGGCTTCTTTCCCTTCTGCCTATCGGCTTTGATGCGATGGCAAAGGCGCGCAATTCTCTTGCGCAGCGCGGGCTTCTTTCCTTCCAGCATGGGCGCAAAAATGCTGAACTACCTATGTATCAGATGCACTACTTGACTGTCGCAGATAATCCACAAGTTTCTGATGAATCTGTTGATAACCCCGGCGAAACATGTTCAAAACCTTGTTACCCTGCATCTTATCCGACAAAAACGGATAAAGTAGCGGGCAACATGCAGGGTAAAACACAGGGTAAAACACAGGGTAACGTCAAGGGTAAAACCACGGACATTTATAATAAACATAAACCTGACGGAACTGAACGTAACCTAAACGCATTTATTGATGACGATGATGATGCGGAGGCGGAGCAAATGCGCGCACGCACGCGCATGATGCAAGCCGATCAAGAGTACAACCACGATGGACGTTTTGACCGTATGGACGCCAACGCAAAAGCAGCAATCAAAGCTATACGCACATACTTCGGGCGCGAAGCAACGCCCCATGAAGCTGAACGGTTTGGTTTGCTTGCTGCAAACATGGGATTTTCGCCCGATATGGTCGAAATTGCATTGAGCAACGCCGCCCTTGCCGCTGCAAGAAATCCGTTTGCCTACTGTGTACAAATTTTCCGGGAGTGGCAAGACTGGGAAGTGGCAACCCCTGAAGAATACGGCGAATTTGCGTATAGTTACGACCGCATGACAGGACGTGCGGACGGCGTCAAACACACAAGCGAATATGAGCGGGCGAAGCAGATGTGCGAGGAACGGCGTAAAAAGCACGAAGCGGAAAGGAGCGGCAGCAATGGCGACGATACCGCGCAGGATTTATGACACATGCGAAGATATGCTGTATCAGCGTGAAAGTTTGGTCAAAGCGGCATCAGAACGCCTTATGTCTGCCCGTGACCGTGCGTATGCCGCACACGGTCAAAACCTCGACACAAGCTGCGTTGCGTCTTCGGGCGACAAATCAGGCCCGGTCGAACGTGCTGTATTCGCAATTCTTCAGGCTGAAGCCGATCTGTGTGCCGCGCTGAAATGGGCAGAAGTTTTTTCACACCTTGACGACATTTTTGCAGGAAAGCCAGAAGCGCAAATTGCCAATGCAATCTATGTGCGGCACGTCAAGCAAAAAGACGTTGCCGAAGTAATGCACTATGACCGCCAGTCTGTGCGCAGATACCGCGACAATTATGTTTGCTACTGTGCATTGTTGGCAGCAGAAAAGAATTTAATCAAAGTTCAGGAGGACGAAGACGATGCTTCACACACCGAAGACGGTTAAGACGATTGATAATTTCTTCATGTTCGACGAATATCAGAGAAAAGCAATGCGGACAGCAAACAAAGAACTGCCCGCTGACGAAATGCTGCTGAACGCTGTCATGGGCATGTGTGGAGAAGCGGGTGAAGCGATTGACCTGCTGAAGAAGCACCGGGCGCAGGGCGCGCCGCTGGACATTGACCGCCTTGCAGGTGAAGTCGGTGATTGCCTGTGGTATATTGCAGAGTTCGCGGAAGCGTCGGGCATTTCGCTTGCGGAAATCGCGCAGCGGAATATCTCGAAGCTGAAGAACCGCTATCCGAAAGGATTTGACGCTGAATGCAGCAACAACCGTGCTGAAGGGGATGTTTAACTGTGACGAAGTGCAAAGGCTGCGGGGCTGAAATTGGCTTCATCAAGCTGAAAGCCGGAAAGGTTATTCCCGTGAATCCTTGGCCTGTATACATCGAAGATAAGACGGCGAAGGATATAATCATAACCGTTGACGGGCGCGTTTCGAACGGACGACGGGAGAACGTGAGAAGCACAAACGCCGATCTGATGCGCGGATATGTCAGCCATTTCGCAACTTGTCCAATGGCAGGAGCTTTCAGGAAACGATGACCAACAGACGAAATTCGTATCAGGTACGATTTCCATTTTAGGCGCATTGTCACGTTATTTTGCATGATGGGACAAGCAGAAAAAGCACTGTGATTGCAAAGCTGTTTCTTCATTATATAGACAGCGAAAAGTGCGTTATCAAGGAAAACGTCACAATATTTGCAATACGGGACAAAATAAACGCAAAAAGGGGGCTTCGCGGTGCGGGTTGAGCCAATACGCGACAAGGCAGTAATCAACAGGATTGCGGAAGCCTTGAAGAATGACCAGACGGAAGCGGGAAAGCGCCGATACCTGCTGTATCTGTCAGGGCTGTATCTTGGGCGCAGAATTTCAGATTTGCTGTTGCTGAAAGTCGGCGACGTATACGGCAAGGACAAATTTGTTATCAGAGAAAAAAAGACGGGAAAGCAAATAGAACTGTTCATCACGAAGAACTTAAAGCGCGCATACAAAGAACGCCTTGCCGGGCGCGCGCCCGATGAATATGTGTTTGCGTCTGATAGACCTGATAGAATCACAAAGCAGCAAAAGCCCATTGACAGACGCACGGCATACCGCGACATTCAGGAAATCAAAAAAATCGGCAATTTCCCTGCTGACTATAATCTTGGGACGCACACCCTGCGCAAGACTTTCGGCTATCACTACTATCAGGGAACGCACGACATAGCCGGGCTGATGAAGCTGTTCAATCACGCGAAGGAAGAAACGACGCTGATTTATATCGGCATTGCGTCTGACGAAACAAAACAGACTTTCAGGAAGATTGATTCCATGTATGATACTTGACATACGCTTTAAGGCGTGTTAGTATTAGACTGTGATTTTGTAGAAGGGCGCACCGCTTAAACGGTTGCGCCTTTTCTATTGCCGGAAGGAGTGCTGCAACGTGGCTGCACCTTTTGCAAAAAAGCTGTATGCGTCGAAAGCGTGGAAACAATGCCGCGATGCGTATGCAGCATATCGTCACGGTATTTGTGAACGCTGCGGCGCGCCGGGCGACGAAGTGCATCACAAAACATACCTTACGCCTGCGAATGTCAACGACCCTGAAATTGCTTTCGGATGGAACAACCTTGAACTACTGTGCAGGTCGTGTCACATCGAAGAACATGACAAGCATAAGACGCTGAACCACGGGCGACCAGCGCGCGAAGCCGACTTACGCATTATGTTTGATGCAGACGGTCAGCCGATACCGCGCGGTCAGGTGCGCGTCGTTTGGGGCTGTCCGGCATCAGGCAAGACAACCTATGTGCATGAACACATGAAGCACATGGACATTGTTATTGATCTGGATGCAATCATGTATTGCTTCACGGGACTGACAAACAAGGCTGACGATCAGTCTGATATTTCAGACTATCTGCCTGCGATGCTGCTGATACGGTCAGCGGTATACAAGGCAGTCAAGGACGGATTGCCGGGTGTCCGCACAGCGTGGATTGTTGCAGGTCTGCCGAAGAAGTCAGACCGTCAGCAAATGTCTATGACGTTTCCTGATGCTGACTTCGTTTTCGTAGATAGCACGTTTGAAAAATGTGTTGCGAACATGGAAGCCGACGACATGCGCACGAACAAAGAACGGCAACGCAGAATCATAACGGAATGGTTCCGAAATTATGAAGCGGACTAATCCCCCCCTATCAAAAAATGTTAAGAAGGGGGACGAAGACCGCGGGGGGTGGAACCTAAATTTTAGCGCAGACAGCGCGGGCGGGGGGTGTAGAATGAGCAAGAGCAAAGCCAGCATGACGAAAGACGACTACATTAAAGCGGAGATAAAGCGACTTAAAAAAATCTTCGCAAATTTGACGCAAGATGCGTCAGCCGTTGCCGAAAAACTGATTGAAAACGCCGCGTTCATGGCAGTTTCCCTGACCGATCTTCAGCGGATTATCAACGAAAAGGGATATACCGAAGAATACCAGAACGGCGAAAACCAGTTCGGTACAAAAAAGTCGTCGGAAGTCGATATTTATAACACGATGGTCAAGAACTTCAATGCAACTATGAAACAGCTTATTGACATGCTTCCCGAATCGCCTTCCGGGAGCAACAGCAAGAATGCGGCACTTGATTATATTACGCGCCGCGCTGGGCCGTGAGTGCGCTTGAACAATATGCCGTCGCCATTCTTGACGGGAAAATCAAAGCCTGCCGCCGAATCAAGCAGATGTATGAAAAACTGCTTTATCGGTATTATAACCCCGGTCAATGGCACTTCGATCAGGAAATTGCAGACAGGCATATTGTTTTCATGGAACGCTTTTGCCGCCAGCCTGAAAGCGGTCAACCGCTTCGCTTTGAGCTATTCCAACGCGCGAAACTTGAAGCAATCTTCGGCTTCGTAGATGATTGCAACCTTCGCCAGTATCAGGAATGCTTGACAATCGAAGGTCGAAAGAATGGCAAAACAACTGAAATGGCAGCTGTTGAAATTGACTTGCTTGCAAACGATGGCGAAGGTTCCCCGCAGGTGTACAACGTGGCTACAAAGCGCGATCAGGCAATGTTGGGCTTCAATGCCGTACATAGCATGATTAAACGCAGCAGTGACCTATCAGGGATTCTGCGAAAGCGCGTCAGCGATATATATTTTCCGTACAATCTGGGATTCATCAGAGCACTTGCGGCAAACAGCAACGGTCTTGACGGTCTAAATGCCCACGGCGTAATCATAGACGAATTGGCAGCGATTAAGAACCGCGACTTATACGACTTGATGAAACAATCAATGTCGGCGCGGTCACAACCGCTGCTTTTTGCTATTACGACAAACGGATTTGTCAGAGACAATATCTTTGATGCACAATACGAATACGCCTGCGGCGTTCTCGACGGAACGATTGAAGACGAACGCTTTGCCGCGTTTATCTATGAGCTTGACGACCCTGACGAATGGCTTGATGAATCTTGCTGGATAAAAGCAAATCCGGGACTTGGCACGATAAAAAAATACGACTTTCTAAAGCGATGCGTTCAGAAAGCGAAAGATGACCCTTCCTTCATGCCTACGGTAAAGACGAAAGATTTCAACCTGAAAGAAACAGGCGCTTCGTCGTGGCTGCGCTGGGAGGAATTAAACAATGACGCAACATTTGACATGAAGTTTGATTATTGTGTTGGCGGTTTTGACGCCGCCGACACAACAGACCTTAATGCGGCAAAAGCCTTGATGATGCGTCCTGATGACCCGAATATATATGTCAAGTCTATGTATTGGATTCCTGAAACGGTACTTGAACAGGTATCAAAAACGGGAAGCAGGCGCGAACGCGATAACATGCCCTATGATCTGTGGGTAAAGCAAGGTCTGATGCGCGTTTGGGAAGGAAATAAAGTTGATAAAGCCTGTTTTCTTCAATGGTTCATGGAACTTCGGGAGAAAGAAGACCTGTATACAATGTTTATCGGCTTCGACCCTTGGCACATTGATGACACGCTACTTGCCGCGTTCAAGTCAGAGTTTGGCCCGAACGCAATGATTCCCGTGCGTCAAGGCATTTATACCCTATCAGACCCCATGAAGCAGCTTCGGGCAGACCTTCAGGCAAAGCGCGTTATTTACGGCGGAAATCCGATTGATAAAATGTGCCTTGCGAACACGGAAATCAAAGCGGACATTAACGGCAACATTCAGCCGATAAAGGGGCTTGACCCACGCAAGCGCATTGATGGAACTGTTGCCCTGATAAATGGGTATAAGGTGCTAAAAGACAAATATGACCAGTTTGTAAATCTGAATTGAGGGGGTATAACGTGGGGCTGCTCGAAAAGATATTTCCGCGTCGCGGAGAAGCCGAAAAGGTTGAAGGCTACTTCAAAACGCTGACCGCATACACGCCTGTTTTTACAACATTTGAAGGCGGCGTTTACGAAGTCATGCAGACACGCGCGGCGATTCATGCTTTTGCGAATCACATTTCAAAGCTGAAGCCCGAAATCGTCGGTTCACGCAATGAAAAACTTGCGCGCATTTTATCGCACAGACCAAACCCGTATATGAATACGTCACAGTTTCTTTATCGTGTGGCGACGATTTACGCGGCGACAAATAACGCATTTATTGTTCCACTATATGGCGCGGATTACCAGACGATCACAGGGTACTACCCCCTATGTCCCGACCGCGTTGAAATTGTAACTGTCAAAGGAAATCCGTATTTGCGCTATACGTTCACCAGCGGTCAACGCGCCGCCGTTGAACTGGAACGCGCGGGCATCCTGACACAGATGCAATATCGGAATGACTTCTTCGGCGACAGCAATGCGGGCATTATCGACCCAACATTGCAGATGATTGACATTCAAAATCAAGGCATTATTCAAGCCGTGAAGAACGGCGCGTCTGTTCGCTTTATCGCCAAACTTGCGCAGACGTTAAAAGATGCAACCATCAGGGAAGAACGAAAACGCCTGCGCGAAGAAAACCTTGCCGCTGAAAATTCGGGCGGAATTTTCCTCGTTGATGCAAAATATTCGGATGTGCGCCAAATTGACAGCAAGTCTTTTGTTGTTGATGCAGAGCAAATGCGGCTTATCAACGAAAATGTCTACAACTACTTCGGCGTTAATGAAGCGATATTGCAGAATAAGTTCAATGAAGAACAATTCAACGCATGGTATGAAGGCAAGTTAGAGCCGTTCATTGTGCAACTTGGTCTTGCGCTTACAAACATGACATTTACCGACCATGAAATAGCGTTCGGCAATGAAATCATGTTCAGCGCAAACAGACTTCAATACGCTTCGACAAATAGTAAGCTGCTTGTTTCGCAACAACTTTTTGACAGAGGGATTCTATCACAAAACGACGTCTGTGACATTTGGCAGTTGCCTCACATCGAAGGCGGCGATAAGCGATATATTCGCGGCGAGTATAAGCCAAACGGCGCAAAAGACGATACGCCTGTGCCAATGCAAGAGCCGCCAGCCGATCAACCCAACAGCGACAAAAACTAAAATCGTATCTGATACGAATTTGAAAGGGGAAACGATATGCCGAAGATTACCGCCAGCCGGGAATACAGAAGCATGAACCCGCTTGCTGTGCTGCAACGATCACAGGATGATGAAGCAGCATATCGCGCCGAAGGGTATGCGACTACTTTCGATGTTCCGTATATTCTTTTTGAGATGGACGGCGTTAAATACTATGAACAAATCAGCTCAAATGCCCTTGATAGCGCTGATGTGTCTGACGTGGTTTTCAGATTTGACCATACCGGGCATGTGTACGCGCGCACGAAAAACGGAACGCTGACGCTTGCCCCTGATGGACACGGTTTGAAATGTTCTGTTGATTTATCTACAACCGAAGCGGCGCGCCAGATGCACGACGAAATCAGAACAGGTCTGATTGATAAAATGTCGTGGGCTTTTACGGTTGCGGAAGATTCTTATAATTCGGAAACCAGAACAAGAACAATTCTAAAAATCAAGAAGGTTTACGACGTTAGCGCAGTCACATTTCCCGCCGACGCCGATACCGATATTTCTGCCCGTTCTTTCGTTGACGGAGTGATTGCGAAGGAAACAGCGGAGCGACTGGAAAGGCGCAGAAAAGCAATGTCTATGCTGATTGATTCCTACATTGGAACCGAAAAAGAAAAGGAGTAACGAACATGAGAACGCTTGCACAGATTGATGCGCGTCTTGCTGAAATTCGCACCGCGCTTCAGAACCCCGAAACGACCGACCTTGATACCCTTCAGAACGAAATGAATCAGTTGCTTCAGGAACGCGCACAGCGCGTCGCCGAAGCCGAACAGCGCCGTTCCATGCTGGAAGCAATCGCAAACGGCACGGCACAAGGCATCACGCCGCCTGCAAATCCTCTTGCCCCGCCTGACGGACGGAATGAAACGCACGAAGAACGCGACGTTCTTGCGACCCCTGAATACCGAACCGCCTTCCTGCGTTCCCTGATGGGTCTGCCGCTGTCTGCTGCTGAACGTGCGGCGATGGATGAAGCGGAACAGCGCGCCGCCCTGACTTCTGCCAGCAGCAGCGCAGGCGCTGCTATTCCGACACAGACGCAGAATGAAATTATTCGACGTCTTCAGTCGGTTGCGCCTATTATTGGCGAAATTACCCTGTTCAATATTCCGGGCAATGTCACGATTGCGGTCGAAAACGCAACCACTACTGATGGCGCATATCACGCCGAAGGTGCTGACACTTCCGAAAGTACCGACAAGCTCGTTGAAGTCAACCTGACCGGCTTTGAAGCAATCAAGGTGCTGTCCATCAGTGCAAAGGTCAAGTATATGTCTATCAATGCGTTTGAAGCGTGGCTGATTGACAACCTGACCGACGGCATTGCATACCTGATTGAAAACTGGATTGTCAACGGAACGGGAAGCAATCAGGCAACGGGTATTGAAAAGGCGGCAACGTGGACGGCGGCAACAAACAAGGTCAAGTGTGCCGCCGCAACGCCGACGTATGCTGAAGTGTGCAGCTTGATTTCCCTTCTGCCGGGAACTTACGACCGCAATGCGAAGTTCATCATGAGCAAGAAAACGCTGTGGCAGAAGTTTATGCCCATCCGCGACGACGCAAAAGCGCCGATTGTTAAGGGTGAAGGCGCTGGGCAGTATTTCATCATGGGCTACCCTGTCATGCTTACCGATAAGGCGGCGACGCTGGGTGATGCGTACTTCGGCGATCTGAAGACCTACTACGGAAACTTCGCCGAAAGCATCACGGTTGATAAGTCTGAACACAGCAGCTTCCGCAAGAATCTGACGGACTATCGCGGCAGCGCAATCTTCGACGGCAAGCCGACTGTGTCTGATGCTTTCGTAAAGATGTCGCTGACCTGATGGAGTAAACGCGCATGAACATCATTGAACGTGTACGCAAATCACTGAACATCACGTCGGCGGCGTTCGACGATGAGTTGCGCGACGTTGTTGAAGCCGCACGTCGGGATATGGAAATGTCAGGTGTTCCCCGTCGCGTCGCCCGCGACGAAGCGAACGCTGACGTAATACAGGCGATCAAGTGCTTTGTCAAAGCCGATCAATCTTGGGAAGAACCGAACATTGCAGCGCGACAAATGGAAAGCTACAACGCTATCGTCAACAAACTGTCCTTGACCCATGATGACAGAAATAACGACGAAAGGGGCTGCTATTCGTGAACAGGCGCACTGTGATTAAACTGCTTGAAAAGACGGTCAGCAAGAGCAGCACAGGTTTTGAAACGAGAAACACAACGGAAGGACGTGAGATAATCGCCGAACAGGGCGGCGTCGGGCGTTCGGAATTTTATAAAGCAGCGGCGGCGGGTATGACCCCCGCCGTTACTTTTACCGTTTCCGAAGCTGATTATCAGCAAGAACGCCTGATAGAGTATAACGGAAAAACATACAAAGTTCTGCGTTCATACCCTACGCCGAATCGCAAAGTCGAACTTGTCTGTCAGGGGGTTGAACCGAATGACGATTGAAGCATTCGTCAACATTCTGAAGAAAATTGACCCGGATATTTCGCGGTATCAACGTATTCGGAAAAAGAGCGATGACGCCTATTCCGTTTGGAGCGACTACGGCACACGAACGCTGTACGCAAATGGAGTTCCTGCCGGAAGCGTAAAAAAAGTTCAGGTCGATTATTTCACCTTCAAAGAAGATGACCCTGTTGCTTCACGTTACTTTCACGCACTTTCCCTGAATGATGAAATTGCAGTTGAGCATACAACAGACTTTGAAACAGATACGCGATATATTCATCACATTTTTGATTGCGAAGTGGTGACTGACGATGGCGTTATTTAATGGCGAAGGATTTAACGAACTGCTTTCCGATCTAAAAACAAACGGGGATATGCTCGATGTAGCTGCGCCCGAAATTCTTGAAGCAGGCGCGGCAGTTGTCGCTGATGCGTGGCGCGATGCGATTAAAGCGCATAATTTGATTGATTCAGGCGACATGCTCGAAAGCGTCGGTCATTCTGAAATTGTGAACACTGAAACTGAAAAAAAGGTTGCCATTTATCCGCAAGGACGCGATCACAAAGGCGTTCGCAATGCGGAAAAGGCTTTTGTCAATCATTACGGAGCGTCACACCGAAAAGCAACGCATTTCGTTGATGATGCTGAAAAACAATCAGAAGAACCAGCCGTCGAAGCTATGGCTGCGGCATGGTATCAGAAACTTGAATCGGAGGGTTAAACAATGGCAAATATTGGCTTGCGATACGCCGTATTTTCCCGTGTGCAGTCGCACACCGAAGGAAACGCCATTACCTATGGCACAGGGCGCGAAGTTGGTATGATGATTAGCGCAAACGTCGCTATTACGCGCAACAGCAGCAAACTTTACGCAAACGATGTCGTTGCCGAAGAAGACAACTCCATCAGCGAAGCGCAGATTACGATTAACACCGACGATCTGACGCTTGACAATGAACAGTATATGCTTGGAACGCTGAAGACGGGCGAAGGCGATTCCGCGCACTATGAAGATACAGACGACGCTTCCCCACTCGGCGGTTTCGGTTATGTGCGCGTCAGGTCGAAGACGAATCAGGAAACGGGCGTAACCACAAAGAGTTATATTGCGACGTGGTGGTACAAGGTGCGCGCCCGAATTGAAGCCGAAAGTGCGCAGACGAAGGGACAGAATCTCGAATGGGGTACGCCGACGATGATTCTGCGCGCTATGGGCGCGTATATCGACAACAGCGACAAACTGAAGTTCCGTGACCGCAAGAATTTTTCAAGCTATGCAGACGCTAAAAAGTTCATCGACGATTACGCAAACATCACGGCTGTCGGCGAGCAATAAGGCGGGTGAACAGAAATGATGACATATGGAGCAAAAATCACATTGCTTGATGACAAGGAACTCGACCTTGTTTTGAATACCGAAGCAATGGCTGAACTTTGCGATGAGTTCGGCGATCTTGAAAAAATCGGAGATATGCTGAACAATGCCAGCTATTCTGAAAAAATTCGCCTTGTTCCCCGGCTGATTTCTATTCTTGCAACGCAAGGAGAAGCAATCAAAGGGAACGATACGAACATTTCCCCCGACTACATCCTGCGCCAAACATTACCGAAGGATATTCCGGCAATGACAGGCGCGTTTCTTCGCGCTATCGAAATCGGCATGAATATCAAATACACGATGGAAGATAGCGAAACTGATGAAGTGCTTGCTGAAATCGAAAAAAACGTGCAGGGCGCAGCGGGGACTTGACCCCGCTGCGCGTTGTACATTGCGGGCTTACTGCTGGACTTGATTTTCATACCATCATGAAATCAAACCCCGGCGCAGTTCTTACGCTTTATCTATATCGGCGCGATTACGACGACCAGCAACACGGTATAACGCGAGAAAAGGGGGCTGCTTTCTATGCCGATGCGTGACATTCGGACAAATATTGTCCTTGAAGGTGAACAACAGTATAAAAGTCAGCTCAACGACGCAATGAATGCCGTCAAGCTGCTGGGGCTGCAAGTCAAAGAAAATACCACGGTCTACAAGTTGAACAGCGATTCAGCAAACGGGAACCGCGAACGAATGGCGCTGCTGTCAAAAGAAATGGAACAGCAGCAAAAAATCATTGACTTATATACCGAAAAAATTGAAAGGAACCGTCAAGCGGGAGAAGGAAACAGCAAGGAAACGCAGCGGCTTGAAGAAAATTTGATAAAAGCCCGCACTGCCCTTGCTGCAATGAACAATGAATACCAGCAAGCAAACGACAACATTCCGTCGCTAAAGGATAAAATCAAAGAGCTTACCGGGCATATTGGCGAAGGACTTGTAAAAGCTGCTGAAGTTGCTGGAAAAGCCGTTGTTGCTTCTTTTTCCGCTATTAGTTCAGCCTGCGTCGCTGCTGGTAAAGCGATATATGATTTAACCGGGCAAGCCGGAACGTATGCTGATACTATCCTGACTATGTCGGATGTCACAGGCATTGCGACGCAAGACCTGATGAAATGGGAATACGCTTCGCAGTTTATCGACACATCAGTTGATACGATAACGGGCAGCTTGACAAAACTTGAAAAGAACATGGCCAGTTCTTCGGCAGATACGGCAGCAGCCTTTGAAACGCTGGGTGTGAAGATAACCGATTCAACCGGGCAAATGCGCGACGACGAACAAGTTTTCTGGGAAATTATCGACGCATTAGGCAAGGTTGAGAACAGCACAGAGCGCGATCAACTTGCAATGACGCTGCTTGGCAAGTCTGCCAAAGACCTAAACCCACTTATCAACGCCGGAAGTCAGGCGTTCAAAGACTTGGGCGAAGAAGCCGCTGCAACAGGCTTGATTATGTCTGATGACAGCTTAAAAGCATTCGGGGCATACGACGACGCAGTAAATGTCATGAAATCGACCCTGACAGCGGCAGGACGTTCGGTTGCTGAAGTATTCTTGCCAGCCACAAAGGGCGTCATTGAGGGTGTCACAGAGGTTGTGCAGGCATTTATCGGCATGGTTCAGGGCGCGGATGGCGCTTCTGAAAAATTTCAGAAGACGATAAATAATCTAATTGACAAGGTAACAGGCATGTTCAATGACTGGTTGCCGAAAATTCTTGAAACAGGTATCAACATTCTTATTTCGCTGACCGATGGCATTATCAAAGCGATTCCGAAGCTATCCGCAGCGCTTCCGAAAGTTTTGAACACGCTGCTGACGTTTATCATTGAAAATTTGCCGAAAATCATTGATGCGGGCATTTCTCTTTTGTCCGCCCTGTGCGAAGGTATTATTTCCGCAATTCCGACCCTTGTTGCGAATCTGCCTGCGATTATAACCGCAATCGTTCAAGGGCTTGCAAGAGGCGTTGCGGCAATGGCGAATGTCGGCGTTGAGCTTGTAAAAGGACTTTGGGAAGGCCTGAAAGGTGCTGTCGGGTGGCTCAAAGACAAAATTGTCGGGTGGGTTGGCGACGTGCTTGATTTCATTAAAGGCTTGTTCGGCATTCATTCCCCTTCGACCGTCATGCGCGATCAAGTCGGCAAAATGCTTGCCGAAGGTGTTGCTGTCGGTCTTGAAAACGAAAAAGGAACGGTACAGCGCGCCTTTAATGACATGTTGCCGGATACGGATGTAAACTTTAGCATCAAAGGCGTTACCAGCGCGGCGCGTACGGCGCTTTCCGCCCCGGCTTCTGTTCCTTATTATTCAGGCACAGCAATCAGTTATGACTTGTCTGATTCCGCGCTTCAAAAGTTATCCAATAATCTTGTTGGAGCGCTTCAACGCGCGGGCGTTGGAGAAGCTGTCATTCAGTTGAACGGGCGCGAGTTTGGGCGCACAATGCGGCGCGGCTTGGAAGTGGGGTTTGTATGATTCAGTACGAAAACAGCGCAGGTGAAACGATCAGGCTTGACCGTGCTGGATTTTATGCAGACGAAGGAACGCTTCGCAATTTTGAATGGAGCTATAATTATTCTGCTTATCCTGATGGTACGGGCGGAAGCGTTTCGCAGTTTTCAAGGAACGACAAAACGAAAAACTTTAACGTTTCCGCACACGCCTATTCACGCACCGAAATTGACGCCCTTCTGAATCGACTGCACAATGTTACAGAATATGATGTTCGCAGCAGAATGCCGGGCAAGCTGTGGCTAAATCAGCAATACCTTTCGTGTTATCTGATAGGTAGCGAAATCACAGAAAAGTCACGGCACATGCTGTTTGTTACAAAAAAAATGACGGTTCTTCCTGTCGTCCCGTACTGGTGCATTGAAGAAACAAAAAACTTTATCGCTGGTGGTGCGTCTGTTTCGTCAGCGAACGGGAAGCGTTACAATGGGCGCTATCCGTATAAGTATGGCACGGGATATGCGCAGACAACGCTTGACAACACGGTTGGTTCATGGGAAACGCCGATGATACTGACAATATACGGCCCCGCAGTCAATCCGTCATTATCAATCGGCGGGCATAGCTACACGCTGAATACAACTATTGCTGCGCGAGAACGCGCCGTTATCGACCAACTACACAAGAAAATTTACAAAATAGGTACAACAGGCGGCAAAAGCAACCTGTTCAATACGCGCGACAAAAAGAACGATATTTTTCAATATGCGCCCATTGGCATGGTTCCTGTTTTGTACAACGGTGATTATTCGTTTGATATTACGTTGATTCATCAGCGGAGTGAACCTTTATGGAACGATTGATTCACGCAGATTCAAGCCGCATAGAAGTCGGCATGATAACCGACTTCATTTCTTTCGATGCACAGATTCACAATAATTGCGAAATCGCAGATAACACGTTTTCACTTGAAATGTCCATCAGCGCATGGAAAGCGGAACAGATTATGCGCGGCGATTATATCTATATTGACGGAAGCGAGTTCGGCGGCCTTGTTGGAAGCGTAAACAAGAACACAGGAGCAGACACGGTCACGATCAAGGGTATACTGTGGCGCGCGCTGCTTGCTATGCGGATAATATCGCCGCCTTCTGGACAGGCGTACAGAGCGTTTACAAACACGGAACTGAATAGTATCGTCGCCGATATTGTCGAAAACGACTATGTGAACCTTTTCCATGTTTCCGAAGAAAACACGGGCGTTTCAATATCGTGTCAATTTCGCTATCAGACGAAACTTTCGGGGTTGTCTAAAGCACTGCTTCAAGCTGGGTATACATTATCTTGCGTGTACAATGCAGCAGAGCAGCGCGTTATTACCAACGCCCGCCGTTGCGCGGACTATTCCGAATATGCAGATATTTCGCCCGACTTGGGGATTGGAATGTCAATCACGGCAGGGCGCGTTGATGACTATAACCATTGCATTGCGCTTGGTACAGGCGAACTTGCTGAACGCATGGTACGCGAAATCTGGATGCTTGACGGAAAGATTTATAAAACGCGCCCTGCTGCGCTTACTGAATCTGCGTTGCGGTCAATGACATTCGATTACCCAAACGCAGAAAGCGAAGACGAGCTGCTTTCCTCGGCAGGCGATGCGCTTCTTCAATATGCTGCTATGTCTTCAGCAGAAATAGATCTGTCACAGCTTCGGCTTGACTTGCAACTCGATGACAAAATACTGACCGTTGACCGCGATCTTGGCATATCGGCAATAAAGAGCGTATCACAGCGCGTCATAACAATCAACCAGAACGGCACAACAATCAGAACGGAGGTTGAATAATGGCACAGAAAGCAATAACGGTCTTTACCCCGGACGGCGAAGCTCCTCACATCTACGCAGAAGACGATGCGCAGGTTCACAGGGCAATCTTTGGAGGAAGCGGCATCACGGATGCAGACGAACGGCTTGCCGCAACCATTGTTGACAACAACACAATTCGCCTTGCTTCCGGCTTATACTGCAATCAAGGCTACTTGCACGTCGTCCCTGCTGGTGAAACACTTGCTTTGACCATTGGAAGCGGAACGGCAGGTGTATTCAGGCGCGATCTGATTGCGTCGGAGTTTATACGCGGTGGCGGGAGCGTTGCTGACACCTTGCAATTCAAGGTTATTGCGGGCGAAGAAGCGTCAAGCCTTGCCGAAGCACAACGCCCTTCGCTGACACAAGACAGCATTGCAGCAGGCGGTTCTACTCGGCAAGAAGCGCTGTATGAAGTGATTATTAGCGGAACGACAATCACGGCGGTCAACAGGGTTGCTGATTATGTTGGTTCCTTCTATGCTTAACGCGGAAAGGCTGCACAATGGCAACGACTTCTTACAATGGCAGTTGGGGAGATTCGTATTCACTTAATACGACGCGGACTTGCTATCTTTCGGGCGGTGGCGGCGCTTCTGGAATCATCAACAGCGTAACAGTTGACTTGATCTTTTCGACGAATGCGTATTCGCCGCATTACTATCTAACGATTACGCTATTGACAAACAGCGGAAACATTGAAATTGAAGATGAAGTAAAGATGACCTCGGATGACTATTCATTTGCTTCGCGTAGTTTCACATTCAGCAATGTTTCACTTAGTCAGGCGAACAGCATAACAGGAATTTCTATCAAATGCACAGGAGCTTCTTCTTCGTCTGGTAGCGCTTCAAAGGTTTTTGTAAAATCCTCGGTGTCCGTGGTTGTTGACTATACCATTCCGTCGAAACTTGCTACACCAACTATCAGCACAGGAACGACAATGACAACCGATTCAACGGTTGCTATATCTTGGGCTGCGTCTTGGAATACAACGGCAAACACGCTGACGGCGTATGAACTTCAGTACGCAGACAGCAGCAACGGTTCATCTTTCAGCGCGTGGACTACATACTACACATACGGCACAGGTACACGCAGCGTTTCGGCCTCCTTGCCAGCGGCTAAAGGTTGGCGCAAATTCCGCGTCCGTGCGCTTGGCAGCGCCGGACGCGACTACTATTCCGATTGGAGCGAATCAAGTGCAGTTTGTCGAGTTGCTATGCCGACAACGCCGGGCAGCTTTGCCGTTTCGCCGACGATATGGGACAGCGGAAACGTCGCGCTTTCGTGGTCTGCTTCGGCTGTAACAGGCGCGTCAATCAGCAGGTACTATGTCGAATACCGATTGAAAAAGTACGGAAGCAGCTTCGGAAGCTGGACTGCACTGACAAATACGACTGCGCTAAAGTATTCATATAATCCGGGACTGTCAAAAGGCGATGTCATAGCTTTCCGCGTTCGCTCACTTTCTTCAGATGGCATCCATTCGGCATATACGTCTGAAGCTACTGTATCGCGTCAAACAGATGTTCCGATCAATCTGACGCCCGCTGCTGGATGGTATACGTTGCTTGATCTTTGCGCGTGGGAATTGCCGACCACAATCAATCTTGCAGGAACGATTTGTCAGTACGCCTATACGATAAATAGCGGCGTAACTTGGTCTGCATGGAACAACGCCAGCGGAAACAGCTTTAATGCTGCGGCGCTGTTTGATTCCGTGTCTTCCGGGAACTATTTCTGCTATAAGGTGCGTGCCGTTCAAACGAACGGCGACATTACCGATGCAGCTATATCAGGTATTCTTTATAAAAATACTGCGCCCGCTGCACCTGTCATACTTTCCCCTGTGCCTTCATCCCCGATTTCACCGGGCGCATTCTGGGCAATTCTGCGCATCACAAGGGATATAAACGGGCATAGCATGACAGTTACATACAGCAAGGATTCAGGCGAGTTTGCAATCATTGCAAACGATATAACAGATAGCTGCATTGTCGCTGTCAAGCTAACAGCAGGCGGCGCGTATCACTTCAGGGTAACGGATGAATACGGCGCATATTCCGAAGTTGCGCGAACAATTACTGTAACCGCTGAAACGTACACAGATAGCCCTGTAACAGCCGGAACGACCCGCATAAAGGCTGCGCACATCAATGAGATACGCAGCAGGGTCGAGCAGCTTTGCGCGTTCTACGGTCTATCTGCGCCGTCGTGGAACGAATCTATCATTGCAGGCACAACTTCTATAAAGCACTATCCTGCACACGTTGTGGAAATCCGAAGCACATTGACCGCAATATATCAGAAAATTAACGGACTTGGAGCAGGCGTTATCATTCCCGCGCCTGCGTGGAGTACAACGCTTGACGACACAAAGCCGAAAGCCGCTGCAATCGAAGAATTACGCGCTGCGGCAAAGGCGATTTGAAAGGAGGTGGAAAAATGGCATTACCGCGTGAAGTGCATACCAGAATTTTAGAATCTTGCTTCGATACACCGATTTTATTGCTTGGCAAAGTCGGCGAAAATCTTGCAACGAAGGTCGTCTTTGATGCTTCAGAATGGTACGACGGCAGCGGAATATTTCAACTTCTTGTCAAACGTGCCGATGAAGAAATGCTTACGGCAACTATCGAGCAAAACGAAGGCGTTATTTCTTGGCTTATTCCTGCCGCCGAAATCGGGGCTGCTGGATATGGCGAAATCGAGCTAAATTATATTGTCGGTGAAGCAAGAATGAAATCCGCCCGTGTTGATACGCGGGTTTTCAGTTCAATCGAAATCGACAGCTTGCCGCCGAACGGCCTGACTTGGTCACAACTGGTACTTGCGGCGATTCAGGACGCCCGCGACGCCGCCGAAGAAGCGCAGGGCGCAGAAGGCGAAATTGCCGACCTGATTGCCGACGCCGTCGCCGAAGCGACCGCACAGGCTGAAGCATCTGCACAGACGGCAGCGGAAAGCAAACAAGCGTCAGAAGAAAGCGCCGACGATTCGGCAGCAAGCGCAACCCTTGCCGAAAGCTACGCGAAGGGCGGCACTTCGACCCGCACGGGCGAAGATACCGATAACGCGAAGTATTACAAGGAACAGGCTGCTCAAAGCGCCACAACCGCAAGCGACAAGGCAACTGAAGCGAATCAGGCCAAAGACGCAGCAGTTGAAGCGAAAAACAAGTCAATCGCTGCGCGCGACGAAATCTTTGATATTCTCTATAACGCGACGATCCTGAACACGACCGAAACCGTCACGTTTAACAGCGACAACCTTGTTGACACGATTGTTCATACTGACAACGCTTCGGGCAGCGTCGTCAGGACTGACGTATTCACCTATAACGGCAATATTGTCACAGAAGTCAGGACGGCAGCGGACGGCAGAACGCAAACGAACGTTTACGACCTTGACACGCTGACACAGCAATTCAACGTATAAAGGGGACTTTATGATGGACTACATCAAGCACAGTTCAATCAATCAGACGTCAAGCGGCTTGCCCGTCTATGAATTCATCATTGACAGCGCCGCAGACGTCGAAACGCTGCCGACGATGGAAGACAAGAAAGAATTCATCGAATGCGTCGCGGCTGGATCTATCGCAACCGTCAAAGATATGTCAGCGCTTTATTTTCTGTCGGCTGACGGCTGGATTGAAGTTTAACAAGAAAGGATGAATTGAAAATGGCTGAACGTGACCTGTTCCTTGCGGCCCTGATTAAAAAGGGCCTTGACGGCCTGAACAAGAAGGTTGATACCCTTGCCGCTGTCGCGGGTGAAGAAGCTTCTTGGGCGTCGATCAAAAAGGTTGTCGCTGCGGGCATGGCCCCGAACGCGTACCCTATCGGAACGCAGTTTTCCGTATCTCATACAAAATACGGCAATCTGCTTTTCGACGTCGTCGCCCATAATCACCATAAAAACCCGAACAACGCCGCCGCGCCGACAATGACGCTGCTGCTGCACAACATTATTTATTCAAGACCCTTTGACGGCGCTGAAGCGGTTTACTGCGTGACTGAAGAAAACTATCCTGAAGGATTGCCCGCCGGAACGTATCATTTCCTGCCGCCTTCTGATTATCTGACGAACGCAGAACTTGAAGGTTGGACGGGTATTCAATTCACGACGACGCAGGTTGTTCCTGCCGGCGGGCAGATTGTTATTGTCGGATGGGAAAGCGGCAACATTTCCGCAAAGAAAATCAGCACGTTCGAAAGCAACGCGGCAATGACAGCGATTGAAAGCGGGCTGACGCTTTCTGACGGCAAGGGCGGCACTTCCATTGGAACCATTCATAAATACAATGAAGACGCCGACGGATACATGAACGTTCTTCAGCGGCTGCGTTACGGTAACAGCAACTGGAACGAAAGCAATATTCGGCAATGGCTGAATTCTGACGCTGCTTCTGGTTGGTGGACGCCGACGCACAGTCTTGATAGACTGTCTTCAACATATGCAAACCTTGAAGGGTTCCTGAACGGCATTAACCCTGAATTCGCTGCCGTTCTTGGTGAAGTTGATGTTGCTACCCGAAAGAACAATGTCTTTGAAAATGACAACCAGCGCGGCGACATTGTCTATACAACCCGCGACAAAGTCTTCTTGCTGTCGAACAACGAAGTCGGCTATAACGTCGAAGGTATCGCGCAGGGCAGCGTTGTTGACTTCTATGACGGCGCTGCGAATGCAGACCGTATCAAGTATGATTATGCTTCGACCGCTACGGCCCGTAGCTGGTGGTTGCGTTCGCCGATCCCCGGCACCGCGGGCAATGCGCGTACCGTGGACACTGCGGGCGCGCGGAGCAACAGTTACGCCTACTTTGGTTTCGGCGTGGCGGCGGCTTGTGTAATCTACTAATCCCCGTTCAATCTGCCGCCGTCAAGGCGGCAGATACCCCTTTTTGAAGGTGTGAAGATATGTCAGTTATCAAGGCAAAGCGTTCGGAAGGAAAACTTCAGGTTCTAATTCAGGCGAATAACCTTTGTGTTTATACTGTTCAGATTTGCAAGAATGAAAAGTATTTTCCGAAGCGCGACCGCTGGATTATGACACAACATATTGTACATGAAGCGCTTGACGTATTGTGCTGCATCAAGCGCGCGAACGCTGTTAATGTGGCTACATGGGAGGATTACAAATACCGAAGGGCGCAGCAGGTAGAAGCCTATTCACATGCAGAAGCGCTGCTGACCTTACTTGACGTTGCGTATATCACGCTTTGCATCGAATCGCAACGCATAGAGTTCTGGACAGGTCAAATTATCAGTGTTGAAAATCTGCTGAAGAAATGGCGCGAAAGCGACAGAAAGCGCTATAAGTCTATCTTGCGCCCCGATCAGAGCTGTTCAACGTCTTCGGACGATGGATAAAGGGCGAATCGTTATAGCTACGGCCCGTAACTGGTGGTTGCGTTCGCCGAACCCCGGCAACGCGAACAATGCGCGTAACGTGGACACTACGGGCGCGCGGAACAACAATAACGCCTACAATGGTAACGGCGCGGCGGCGGATTGTGAGATAATGCCCGCTTAAAGTAGGCCATGCGGCTGAAATCTGTGCTACTCACACAAGGAACGATTCACCCGCCCCGAAAGGGGGAACACAAAGCGGCGACGCCGCCAGCGTTTGCGCTGGTGCGGCTATAAGCGCCGTTCTTTTTATGCAAAATAAAACAGTAAAAGATGCTACTTCCTTCCGCGAACTATATAAAGGCTTGAAAAAATCATGCTGCAATGTTCGATGGAAGGATAGCGTCATAGGCTACGAAGCGAACAGTCTGAAGAACACTTATCTTCTGCGTCGAAGTCTTTTGAATGGAACGTATAAAATAAGCGACTATTAGAAATTTCGCGTATATGAACCTAAAGAACGTGAAATTGTGGCAACAAGGATAAAAGACCGCCAATTTCAGCGAAGTCTTTGCGATAATGTGCTTTATCCTCAAATCACACGTTCGTTTATTCGTGACAACTGTGCTTGCCAGTGCGGGAAAGGTGTTGATGATGCACTTAATCGCATGAATGTTCATCTTCGGCGTTACTTTCTTAAAAATGGTTCTAACGGCTGGGTGCCGAAATGCGATATACGCCACTACTTCGCGGAAACGCCGCACACAGTAGCGAAAGCTGCAATCAGAAAGCGGCTAACCGATCAGGATGCGGCAGCGTACACAGACATGATTATTGATAGCTTCGGCGGCGAAGTCGGCATAGGTTTAGGCAGTCAAGTATCACAAATAACTGAACTTGCGGTGCTTGATGACCTCGACCATTTCATAAAGGAACGCTTGCGAATCAAGCACTATATTCGCTAGATGGATGACTTTGTTTTGATTCACAACGACAAGGACGTTCTTCAAACAGCTTTAAAAGAAATCAGATTACGTCTTGCTGTAATCGGTCTGACGCTTAATCAGAAGACACAGATTTTCCCTTTGAAGCAGGGGCTTTTGTGGCTGAAGTGGCGTTTCCTATTGACTGATACAGGAAAGGTTATCAGGCTCATTTGCAGACAATCTGTTGTCAGAGAAAGACGCAAATTGCGAAGAATGGCACGACTTGCAAAGGCGGGTAAAATTCCTATTAAGTCACTAACGGAATCCTTTTTCACTTGGAAGGCAAATGCGCAACGCGGCAACTGCCGAAAAATCATTTTGAATATGGAATCCCTATATAATCAACTAATTTCGGAGGTCAGACAAAATGAAAGTCAAAAATGAAGAAAGAATTGCCCGAATCGAAGCTATCTGCGAAAAAATCAGAAACGCTGAAATTGACGTACAGGAATCTGTACTTCGTGACGCCATTGCCGCCGAAGACGAAGAACTTGCTGCGTCGATTACGCGCACGATCAGAAACAAGCTGCTTGAACGAAGCGACGGTATGCTTGCTTTCGACCGCTGCGGGATTGAGCTTCCCGACACGGTTACAGCGTCGTCGATGCTTCAAACTTTCAAAGCGTTGATTGATGGTTTGAAAACTTTGCTAAACGGCGAATGGGCGGAATACCGTCAGGCGCTGCGCGATCTGCCAGCACAACCGGGCTTCCCCTTCAATATCGTTTGGCCGGAAATGCCTGAAAACACGGTGAAGAATGACAATGAATGATTCATATAAAATCCATGTAGCATCAACAAAAAGAACGTGCGAAGTCACGTTCTTTTTTGATGATGGCGCAACTTATACCCTACCAACAAGGTATTACCCCGGCATCGAAGATGATATTCGACGCAACTATTATGCTTGGCGCGCTCATGCTGTCGCTTACTGCGCCGAACGTGCCAAACTTGACAATATCTTAGATGTATTGACTGTTAATTGCTTGGAGGACGAAAGCAATGCGGAAAATTGATCTTGCCGCACAAATTGCGCGCAGCTTCGTCGGCTGTCCTTACGTTTTTGCGTCTACCGGGCAGGAATGCACGGTAACACTTCGGAAGAATCGCGCAGCGGCGCGCCCGGCTTATGCCGATGCAATTTATAAATACTGCCCCGTGCTTTCCGGGAAGCAGGAAAACTGTTCGTCATGCAAGTACAACGGGAAACGGGCGTTTGATTGTCGAGGACTGACGTACATTGCTTGCAAAGAAGCCGGACTAAAAATCAGTTCCATCGGTGCATCTTCGCAATACAGGGCTGATGACTGGATTGAAAAAGGCACAATCGACAAAATGCCAGCAGACACGCCCTGCATTCTGTTCAAGCAAGACAAATCCAATGCAACCGTCATGCGGCACACGGGTTTTGCCCTTGGTGACGGTTACGCGGTTGATTGTCGCGGTCATTCTGCCGGAACCGTTCTGAAGGCTGTTTCTTCTTACCCTTGGACGCATTACGCGATTCCAAAGGGTGCATTCGATGAAGTCGAACAAACGACCATTTCCAAAGAAGAAACGACCACAACGCGCGCAACCATCCGAAAAGGCAGCAAAGGTGACGATGTAAAGTTACTTCAAAACGCCCTGCTGAAGCTGGGTTATGTTCTTCCGAAATATGGCGCAGATGGAAGTTTTGGAAACGAAACTTCCGCAGCCCTGAAGCAATTCCAACAGAACAACAGCCTGACGGCTGACGGTATCTGCGGGCCTGCTACATGGGCAAGACTTGACGCATTGCTGAATGATGCTTCTGTTGAACCTGTTACGCTGTACAATGTGAGCATTTACGGACTTGACGCGGCAACAACTGCGTATTTGCTGGAATGCTATCCCGGCGCAGTTGCAACAGAAGCAAACAGTTAAATGGCTACATTGAAAGGGGCTGATAATATGCGCGCCGAACGCGCTATTATATGCAAGCGCTGCGATCTATCCCGATGACAACATGAAAGGAAAAACAACCATGAAGGAAAAAATTTTTCAGACGATTGCAGCGGCGGCGGGCGCTGTTGCTTCCTTTTTCTGCGGTCTGCCGCCTATCTTGTGGGTGCTGCTTGCTGTCATGTCCCTTGACTACATCACAGGGCTTATCTGCGGCGCAGTCGGGAAAAGCCCTAAATCCACGAACGGCGGTTTATCCAGCAGCACGGCGTTTGCAGGTCTTATGAAAAAGCTACTGATTATCGTCATTGTTGCGCTTGCGTATCTGCTTGACGCGGTCGTTTCGATGAATGCAGGCGTATCTTTTGCTGCGGTTTCTGGTGCGTCTTGCTTGTGGTTCATCAGTTCCGAAGGTGTCAGCGTACTTGAAAATGCGTCGCTGATTGGCGTTCCGATTCCGAAGGTAATCAGGCAGGCACTTGAAGTCATGCGTGGCAATGACGAATCAAAAGACGATTCAGCCAATACTTAAAGCAACAGCAGGGAGGTTTCCCGTCCTGCTGTTATTTGTCTGCAATCACAAATAGAAATTTGATTCCTTGACGCGATCTATCGAAACAACAAGCCCGAAAAGATGACCTGCGATAATGTAAAAATGTTCGACCGCTGAAAGGTATGCTCCACGAGCCGAAATCCTTGAAGATGCAAGGGTTTCGGCTTTCTTTTTGCCCATAAGTACCATCAAACGTACCATTGTTGCGTTTTAGACAGCTGTCGGGAGGGGAGAACAGCCTCGCCTCTTGACAGCTGTTTTTTAATACTGGCAGATGAGCTGTTCCAACTGGTCTGCGGCTTGCTGACGCATGTCGGCATTGCTATGACCGTACACGTCTAACGTGAAAGCGACGGTTGCGTGCCCCAATGCTTCGGAAAGCGTCTTGGGGTCAACATGGCTTTGCAGGGAAAGTGTGGCGTAAGTATGACGCACATCATGGAAGCGGACTTCTGGGCGTCCCATCTGTTTCACAATCGCCTTGAAATGGACGTACAGCGTCTTGAAGCGGACAAACATACCGTTCGAGCGGGTGAAAATCATATTGTACTCGTTGTGCCAGCTGCTTCCGGCGCGCAGATGCATCTCGTTCTGCTTGCGCTTGGCTTCGCGAAGAACATTCAGGGCGGTTACAGTCAGGGTGATAGTGCGTTCTTTAGCGGCGTGTACATCATCTTGCCCTTGTCGGGGCCGGATGCGATGCGCACAAACTGGCGATAAATCCGAAGCGTGTGCTTCTCAAAGTCAACGCAGTCCCAAGTGAGTCCAATCAACTCACTCTCGCGCAGACCTGTGAAAAAGTCGAAACGCATCATCAGATAATACTCGTCATCCTTTGCCAGCGTCATAAAAGTGCCCATTTCTTCCTTGGTCAACGGGTGCATTTCAGTTTTGCGGATAGGTGGAAGCTCGCAGTTGTTGCTGACATTCTTCCGAATCAAGTCCATTTTCATGGCTTTATCCAGCATACCGTGCAGCATGCCATGAACGTTGCGGATGCTTTTGGGAGATAGTCCCTTCTCCTCCAGCAGGATGTACACGCGCTGAATCATCAGCGATGTTACATCCTTCAGCTTCACATGCCCAATATAGGGGATGACATGAAGAAGAAAGTCACTTTCGTAGTTGTCCATTGTTGAGTGCTTGATTTTCCCGGCTTTGAATGTCTGCATCCACTCCCAACCCCATTGCTCGACCGTCAGGTCAGTTTCGGTGATGCTGTTGCCGCTGACAATTTCCGCGCGCTTGCTGGCGAGCTTATCCTTGACGATTGCTTTGGTGCGGCCATATAGCGAATGCTGCTTGCCGTCCACGTCATAGTAGCGTCCTTCCCATGTCCCATTGGGACGCTGGCGGATGTTATTTTTCATTTCAGTCATTGTACGCTCCTTTTCTGTTGAGGTCAATGAGCTGACAATGAAAATGGTCAGACTGAAGTTGTCAAGGTTCGGCACTTTGATTCTATCCAGTCTGACCATCCTTGTCAACACATTCGCTCGCAATTATTTAGAAAACGGGTGCACAGCGACGATTCAGCCATTCTTGAAGCAGCTCACGGTTAATTAGAATCTTTCGCCCTAAGCGAAAACATGGGAAATTCGGTTCTCTGGTCAGGTCATAAGCGACGTTCTTGGAAATGTTCAGCTCCTTCATCAACTGGGGTACAGTAAGGGTCATCTGGGAATGCTCGCGAAGAAAGTGCGGATTATTGGGCGCGTTTTCCTCAATTTTACCAAACAAGTTCAGATCCATTTTTATCATATCGTGTATCCTCGTGAGAAAGATAATCGTTTTTGCTATTTGCCATGTACATACGTACAGGATGATCGTTCGGTGTATGTATGTACATAGGTTTTTGCTGGAATTTTCAGATTATTCGAATGGGTTATCCATTGCATAGACTCGCTGAAATCCACTTTGGCTGCGGACAGCAGCGTCAATCATGAGCCGGATGCCTTTGAAGCCCCATACTTGACGACCATCCACGCTGTGTATGTTGTTGGTGTGTTCGATGTGGTACTTGGAGGCGTTGGAAATCAGAAAATCCGAAACTGTTCGTGATTTCAGCGGCGCGAAGCCGTTGTCATCACACCAAATAGCGTACGCAGCCATGAGCTCTTTGGATGTTGCAGCGCAGACTGAATCGAACTGAATGTAATCTTCCGATTCAAGGAACATCAGCAGATTGTTTCCGTCCTGTTTCAGCAGTTCTCGATTCTGGCGGGAACGCTCGCTTTCGCTGAATCGAAATCGGTTAGCCACCAGACGCTGCGATCCTTCAAAAGCCCATAGCAGGATACCTTCCATTTCGGCATATAGCTTATCAGCAAGGTCGGGGTCATCCACACGATTTGGACTCTTGACTTTGGTGGTCAGAATCAACTGACGGCGATAGAAGCCATCACTGTGGTCATACAGGGATTGCAAGTCGCCGTTGCTGAACGCGAGCAGCCGGGCGAACATGTGCCCCTGATAGCTCTGCTGCCCCTTTTTCTCCAAATCCATCTTGCCTTTCGCAGTGACCAACGATTTCACATAGTTCGTCTGTTTGAGCGCTTCCATACGCATATCGTCGTCAATCAGCAGATGAATGTGTTCCAAATCTGCACGGGCAAACTGACTCTCGGAAATCTTGCCGATGCTGCCATCTTTGGCGTTGATACCGAACAGCTTTTTCAGAACAGTGCCGATTTGAGATTTGCCCTCGCCGCCATTGCCCTTGATGATCATCATGCGCTGGGCTTTGTTGGCGTTGGCGCATCAGGATTGTAGACCACCGGGAGTCGTGTGCGGACAACATGACGAGCAGTGCTATCCAATGTGCCATCCAGAAACAGCGTGCCATTTTTCAGATGAATGCAATCTTCCGCCGGCGGAAATTCCGGAACATATGCGGTGATTTTCAGCACTTCAATGATGTTCTTGATTTTGTTGGGAACGCCGGAGCAAATGTAGGAGTGGATTTCTTGAAAGATGACTTCTTTCAGTGGTGTGCAGTCCTGCATTCGACCATTTGGCGTGAAGAACGAACCTTCGCTGTAAATCAGCTGATGGTTTCACAGAAACGCGGTACAGAATAGCGGCTCGCTGAGATTTGTGCCGTCAAACCATGCGGGGAAATTTGCAGACGAGCGGAATTGCTTCTTGGACATTCGGGTTCACTTCCTTGTGTTTCAAAAATGCGTTGATTCGTTGGATGGAACGCTTGTGGGAAGCTATCCAGCGATTCGCAGGTTTCTGAATTAGCCGTAGTGGTACAGCTGCCATTCATCTATGTAGGCTAATTCGAGTGTCTTGCTTGAAAATCATAATCATAGAAATCACCTCCTTTATCTTCGGATAGAGCAGAAATGCTTCTCCAATATAACTGGTAAAAAATTTGACGTTTTTTACGCGATTCGCCCAAATTCCAGAAAAATTTTTGATGCAACGGATTAAAATCTTTTTATCCTGAATCGTTAGGCGCTTGGTGGAAACATAGCAGCAGGTGCGAGCATTTCATTTTTGGTGGTTGCCCCTTTCCGTTCATGCGAAGGGAATTTTATATCCCCCTTCACTCTTGAACTGTAAAGAAAAGACCGTTTTGCGACACGATTTGAAGCGGATTGCAAAATTTTTTTCTGGAACTGCTGAAAACAAGAAATCTGGGGGGTGCTACAGCGCTAATCCATCAGCATCACCATGCGTAGAGTTGCTGCATTCACCGGCATTCTAAATTTGGACATACGAAAACCCTGCTGGCTAATTTTCTTCTCCGTGGTGGAAGAAGTAGTAGCAAGCAGGGTCATTTTGCTAAAAATGACAGTTTGCTTGTTGGGAACACATTTCCCAAACCCTGTGAAACAAAACAAGTTTGTGTCTGCGTGCAGTGACATAGCTGTGCTGGTTGCGATATGTTAAGATGCTTATTTGATGAACTTGGTTATCCACCGCATTTTATGAGGATTTTCAAGCGTTGTCTATGGAAGATGATTCTTTGTAAGCAACTAAATCACATACCCTTAGGTTGCTTAAAGCGAATATTCCGGACAAACCATTTTCAAATTTATTCGAGCAATAATGAGGAAACTTTACAATAACTACTTTCTCTCTTGCTCGGGTTATTGCAACATAATGATTATACTTGCTAGCTTCATCAGCAAGATTGTAGTCATTTGCAAACAATATCACCTGATCGAATTCCAATCCTTTTGATGAGTGCAACGTAATCGCAATATTGGGGTACATGGCGGTATCAAAAGCAGGGTGGAACTTCTCCTGACTGACTGTTGAGAACAACTTACTTAAATGATCAGAGCAGGTCTCATAGCCTAAGTAAAGGCATAAGTCGTTTGCTGCATTAATAAATTCTTGCTCGTTTTTAATATGTGCTCTGATGTTCTCGAGCTTTTTTCTAAGTGCATTGGCTTGCTTTTTTTCATCACTTCCCTCAGAGGGCATTTCAGAAATTAAATCATACACAGAGTATTTTGGCAAAATTATATACTTGGCAATGGCGGCATATAACCACGCTGTTGCTGTTGTGATGTCTGCAATCGGAGACTGCGGAATAAAAACAAAATTGCTTCCAGCCTGACGTAACTCGGCTGCATTGCTTTCGGCATCAGCATTTTTAAAACGGAGCAGGGCGGTGCGTTTTTGTGGGTCGATATATCGCAATACCTCATTGCACCATGATTGCGACGTTGGGGTTATCCAAATAATATTGTCAAGACTTTCGGTTGATGAATAAAGCGAGCGTGTTTCTGCGAAAAGCAAGTTGGAGTAATTTTGAATCTGCTGACATGAACGGAAGTTATCTCCCATGAAGATCTTGCGAAAATTAGGCTTGTCACAAATGCTTTTAAATGCTTGAGGATATGCTCCGCGCCAAGTATAGATTGACTGCTTTTCATCACCAACAACAAAAGTATCAATACCGAGACTATCGCAGATATACATGAATAAGGCATGCATAGACTGGTCACAATCTTGATACTCATCAATATAGACTTTAAAATACTTAGCCTGAAGATACAGTCGGCAGGCTGGTGACTTCTTGATTACATCAAGTGCAAGATCAAAAATGAAATTCTTTTTGTTATCGATATAGGAACAAAGTAAGTTATCCTGCTCTATTTTATCAAGACCAGCTTCAAATGTGTCAACATGGATGGAATAGTCTGTACTCATATCAACTTCAAATTCAGTACCGTATACATCTTTCAAAAAAGGTTTTATGATTTCTTCAATGACAAAGCTATTATTTGTACCAATAAAATGACGTGAAATATCTATTGGGAGACGATCTTTGATTTCTTGCGCAGCTTTGATTGTAAAGGTAATTGCTGCTATTGCTTTGTGCGAATGATTCCGATCAATTTCAGCGGCTATCTTTGCAACCATAGTATGAGTTTTTCCCGTTCCTGCGCTGGCGCGGACAATTAGATTGCCAGGGGTATCGATAATCTGCTGCTGTACAGATGTTAAACTCATTTCGTTATCTCCTTCAGGCAGGCAAAATTGTAATCATCAAAAATTTTCATACAGTCATCATTGGTTAACAACTTTATTAAGTCAACCATACGGAAGTGTTTTGCTTCTTGCAAATATGCAACAGGATTGCTTTCACTCAAATATTCGCACAATTTATTGTGTAAAATTTCGTTCAAGTCATTTTCTAAATCGACTTTGGAAAGGTAAATTCCATATGATTAGCTCCTATTAGGAAAACACACTGTCAAAGGGGTATGTAGCGGGGGTTAGCCCGCTACTGCGGGTTTTGTGGTGTTGATTTCAATGTATTCTGCTATGCGTCTAAATTCATCCGCAAACTTAAATCTCACACTAATGTTTCCATTCTCATAAACCTTGATATGGTCGATCAGCTCAACGAGAAGTTCCCGGGAAAGCTGGTCGATATTTTGATGTTTTGTAAAGGCCACCAATGCGGGATGCTCACTCTTTACACCGTTTGCCAGTTCCGCCCGTTCAGCGTTCAGCCGGGCCAGTACATCCGTAAGAGCGATGGTCTGTCGTTCATAATCGGCTTTCATATCCCGGTAGTCCTGCTGGGTAATTTCCCCGTCTTTCCAGTCTTGATAAAGGGACTGCTTGTAACGGCTGATTTTTGCCAGTTCCCGCTCTTTCGCAGCAATCAGTTCTTCCAAACGGATAGACTGGCTCTTTTTGACCGGGGCGGTGTTAATGCGGGCAATCATTTCCGAGTATGAAACAGCCAGATGGATTTGCTGTTGTACCGCAAAGAGGACAGCGGCCTCCAGACGGTTATGCTTGATTGAGTGCATTGTGCAGGCTGTCCGGGAGCGGTTCTTGTAGGTGGAGCAGGCATAGTACACATTATTGTTGTTGCCTACGCTCCGGGTAATTGCCCGCCCACAGTCAGCACATTTCAGAAAACCGCTGAACAGGTGGACTTCCCGGCCTTTTGGAGAAGTACGGGTATCACGCTGTAAAAGAGCCTGTACCTTATCAAAGGTTTCATAATCAATGATTGACTCATGCGTACCAGCTACTTCCACCCATTCTTCACGGGGGACGCTTTCAACCTCGTGTACCTTATAGCTTTTTACCCGACTGCGGCCCTGCGCCAAATCCCCGGTATAGGTGGGGTTCGTAAGAATGGAGTGGATCATACGGGCTCCCCACATAGGATCGTCATATCCTCTTGTTGAAACAGGTATGCCCTTTTGCAGTTTATAAGCCGAGGGGCTGGGTACGCCGTGTTCATTCAGATACAAAGCGATGGCCCGTTTCGATGTCCCTTTTAGAAACAAAGAGAAAATCAATTTGACGATTTCAGCGGCATCGGGGTCGATGATCAACTGGTGCTTGTCCTTTGGGTACTTTACATATCCATAAGGAGCAAATGCGCCGATGTACTGCCCGTTGCGCCTCTTATAGTCAAATACCTGGCGAATTTTCTTTGAGGTCTGGTAGCAGTATTGATCGTTCATTACATTCGTAATCGGGACGATAATACTGGAAACGCTGTCCGGGTTGAGATAGCTGTCCACATTTTCAGCAAGACTGATAAAACGGACACCCATTTGCACAAACAGGTTATCAATCAGACTTCCCGCATCACTGTAATTTCTTGCAAAACGGGAAAGGTCTTTTACTACCACGCAGTTGATTTTCCCGCTCATTACATCGGAAAGGAGCCGCTGGAAATTTTCCCGGTTGGCGTCCGTTCCTGTGTGTCCATCGTCTACATATTCGGAAACACTTTCAAATTCTCCGATATGCTTCTGATAAAAGTCATTGAGCAGATCACGCTGGTTGATGACGCTGTTGCTGTCGTCCTTTCCCTTTTTCAAGTCCTCCTTGGAAAGCCGGATGTATTCGCCCAGCCGCCAGCGGCGGACGGTATAAGAGGGAGAGAAACTCTGTTGCAATCCTCTGTTTTTTGTTCGTGCCATTGTTCCTCCTTCCCTATCACATTACATCTATATTATACCTCTGCCCGGGCGGGACAACAAGGATACCTCCGCCTCGGGACACTTTGTCTCGAAGTAGTAACGGGCCATAACCGAAGTTACAGCCCGCTTTTTTGCCGGAGCAGGAAGTCCGTCAGCGTGTCCTGCAAGGACGGCCCGCTTTCCGCAAATTCAATTTTTACACCGATCCCGCCGATACAAAAGCAGTATGGATTTTCTACCGCCTGCAAAAACAGAGCGATCCGCTCCTCCCGGGGGAGAGAGGTGTCAAAGGTCATACCGCTCACATCCGGCAGGGACTCGGGAGCCACTGCGCCGATGTCAACGCTTTTCATTTGTTCCAGTTCCTTTGCCGTTAATCTCACGGTAAAACCTCCTTATCAAAAATAGGATACGCCTCCCACATATCGTGGGGAAACGCAAGAGGGCAGCACCCAAGCGATGCTGCCCTCTTGCCTCACTCCACCTTGGGACACTTTGTCTCAAAGTTAGTAGGAGCCGTTTTCATAATGGTGCTTGGCTTCTTCCAGCGTTTTGAAATCAAATATATAATGAAGCTCACCAACAACCCGCCGAATGTCCTCGGAAGAAAAACCGCAGTTTTCCATCGCGTAGATTACATACCCCCGACAAGCGTTGTTGCTCCACGGCTCGGCCATCATAGCGGACAGCGCAGGATCAAATGTCATGCTCTTTTCCTCCTCGTTCTCTTTTTCGATTTTGCTCCTTCAATGAAACAACCGGGAGCTCCTGCAATTCCTTTGGGAAACGCCCTCGATATAAGCGGTTATAATTTGCAACCAAAATCACATCGGCGTTGCCCTCTTTCAAAGTCTGGATCACGGCTTGCAAGCCAGGACGATCCATTGTCCGGCCATGATACCCCACATCCAGATATATCCCCGCGATTTCTATGTTGTTTTTCTTCGCATAGTCCATGAGATATAGCTGTTGTCCCTTAATTGCATCAAGGGCAAAAGAAGTTTGAGGGCCATCTACTCGGCAATATAGCACCGCTTTCATATCGTCTGCCTCCTGCTTGAAATTTAAGGAACGCCGCTCCCATTTTCTTGCCCTGTCCAAAGACAACCATACTCAGAGCGGCGTTCCCTCGCAGATAAGAGGGCGGCCCGGAGGGACAGGCGGCCAGCCTGTCCTATGCCGGATCGTGGCCGTGGGGTGGCCCGGCCCAGTTGCGGCGTTGGTGTTGTTCGCTCGTTCTTCCAAAGAAAAAGTCACAGCGCACCCGCCGCCCTGCTCCCCGGACTATGCCCGGGGCCGCCGCTGTTTATCTGCGGAAAGAAGAATATCTCCTGTTACTATATATTTGCCCCTTGATTTATGGCAGCCAGCCATAGGCATGGGAC